CATAATAAACTCCTATTCAATATTATTGTACTCGGCAATATGCCAAGCTACGACAGAAACACCTGTGACACTTACGGTCACGCCAATACCAGTGGTGGCATTACTGTCAGTGGCACTGGCTGACGCCCCTGCTGATACATACGAAACCATATTGGAATCGACATATAATGTCGCTGCGGCAATCGAGCTAACCCCAACATTTCCGGTAGTCGTTCCGGCCGTCGTGTTTGCAGAGGCGCTGCCAGTTACTACAAGTTTAGTTAAAACCTCACCTGTCTTTAATTTCAATTCAACATTAACAGAATCGGCTGATGCCGTTACCGCTGAGTTCGACATGATATTAGCCTGATTTTCAGACACTACCCCCCTGTTACTAACTGACAATGTAGCCGAAACGATGGCATATTTTCCAGCGGGAACTGTGTAAGAAGTAGTACTCTCTTTATTGTCTACGGGGTTATAATTGAACGGTATTAGTAAGGCCATTTAGCTACCCTCTCCTATGCAGTATATAAAAAACTTTCCAAGCGCAGCGGGTTTTGAGGTTACATTTAACTGAATATAATCCCCTTCAACTAATGCGGCGTTTGTAGCATTTAAAACTTGATTGCTTGATTCATCGTAGTCCGATGCTATTGAAAAATCTATACTTGGTTTAGTTGTGAATACACTCACTGATGTTGAGAAGTCTGGCCCATCTCCTGGGCCTGTTGCCTTAACTACGTCCACCTCAAGCGTTCCACTTGTTATGGCGGTTGTGTCGTCATAAATACCCACTAAAATATCAGTAATATCAATAGAGGCGTCGATTCTTACTTGAGAAACGCCTGTCGCAACAGTAAAGCTTGAAGCCCCTAAAACTGGTAAGGACCAGAATCTAGCTTTAGAAGCCGAACCCTCTACTGATGTTAGGCGGGTGTTTAAATCATCTTGATTCGTTTTGATTGTATCGAATAAACTTTTTAAAATCGGTTTACCGACTGCAATTAACGCTGCGCTTATAGTTGTAAATGCCATATTTATCCTATCAAAATACTACCGAGTTCTTGATCGCTGGTAATGTCCGGCACCTCAAGGTTATCATCTAGCATATATGCGTTTTTAATTTTGTCACTAGCTGACGCCGATGTAAAATCAGCCGCGCCATTGGGCGTTATACTCATAACCCTATTGAAAATATTCGCTAAGTCATTAAACTCTAATTTCGTACTATTTCCATCAAGTGTAATTTTATTGACTACGCCTATTTTTTGCCTATCTCTCCCGCCGAATCTCTTATAAATACGATCTAGGTTTATCCAAACCTTATCGTTTAAATTCTTAGTAGATAAGTTGAGCTTGCCTTTCACAGTAACCGTTGACTGACTTAATGAATTATAGAGAGCATACCTCTCGGCAATCTCTTGAGCGTCACCAGAGTCATATAAATAGACTGTTACGGCCATTTCTTGCCTAGAACCGATATATGTATCAACAAAATCAGACTCTTCTATAATGACTTTAAATGAGCTCTCCGCTGTAAATCTATCAACGAACGGGCGATAATTGAGTGTAACCTTTCTTACTATTTCGTTTCTACTTCTAACGCTAGGTTCCCCGATAATGTCCCACTGTTCTAAAACAGTCATGTCCTCTGGTTTATCAGGGGTTAGAATATTGTAAACCATTTCGAAATCTGAATTGGTTACGAGGGAACCGAAAACACTTTCATTGATTTCCGATATTGCTTTTTTAATAGTGGGTGCTGTTCCACCTATCTCGCTAGGTATAACCATTGAAAGAATATAAGGGGCGTCAGCGTCAGCCTCAGCAAATGAAGCGGCGTTAATATTAGTAGAACCAGCATCATTACTTAACAGGTGGTTAACGGCGTCACTAGCGGTTTTAATCCACGTTCCCGCTGACTCATAACCAATACAGTTAACAGTTATTAGAGAGTCGTCGTCTATCAACTCAGGGTTTTTCATATAAGAAGAACCAGTATTATTAGCGCCAGCGTATGCAACCCTTAATGTAATTAAAGCCTCAGTAACCGAAAGCACTTCATACCAAGTCGTGTGAGTTAAATCGTCACTCTGCACCCAGTCTCTAGGCTTAACATAATCGGTAAAATTAACACCACTGGCCGTAACCTCTCTCGATGCGTTTGAGAAAGTATTACTACCAGGGAGGACGCGGCGGGGAGCAAGGTTAAACTCTGCTAAATTAGTAAAGTTTAAAATAGCTTCTGTGGTATTCGTTAACGTCCAGTCAGTATTTATAAATGATTCGTTTTTATTTATATAGGCTTTTGATACGGGGTTTTTAGTTACTGTTTCCCCGCCCGCTGGTGTCCCTGTTGGAACGTTCTGGCGCAGAGTAACGTTGTTGCCAGTAATTCTTTTAATGTTTACGTCAAACCCGTCTATATCAATTAAGTCATTATCGAATAAATCAGAGCCGTCGGTTAATACAATTCTATTAGGCTGTGATGCACTTGCGATAGTTGTCGTGGGCTCTCTTAATTTATGTCCAGCTATATGCCAGTCTCTATTTTTCTTACGCCACGGGATAGAAGGTTTATTAATCGCGCTCTGACCAGTGAAACCAGTTAACACCTCGTCACTCACGGTTATTTCAGTGTCACTAACTACCGCCTCAACCCCTACTTTAATGGTTTCTAGGGCTAGGGTGATTGTTATATCGTCCCCTGGTGATAACTCGTCTAAGAACGCCGTCCCTGAGCCTGTAAACGTTGTTGTGTTACCCACGCTGGCAATAGTTCCCGTGAGTGCGTAACCGTCTAGAGTATTATCTATAGGGGCACACTTTAACCCGTCCACTTGGCCGTAAATTCTACGCTTAGGGGTATCAATTAAAGAGTCGGGTAAATCCCCGTTGCTCGATGTGAATAGATCAAGATTAACGAACTCCCTAAGTCTGTAGATATAGTCTTTACAGTTAAAACTTATGCTCGAAGGGGAAAACGTTTTGTCTTGAATCTCCCCGCTAAATAATAACTGCGCTTCCGTTACTGGAATAATAGGGGACCATGAATAAACATTGATAGACTTATTCTCAAAGAATAAAGTGTCATAACTAGAATCGAAATGACCGTCGGTATTATCTAGAGTTATTTTAGTTGATGATTCTAAAGCAACCCCTGTTTGTTCTTCGTCCAACTGTTTAGTTATTGCTGAGTTACTTTTAACGTAAGGAAGGTAGGGAACTTGTGAGCCCGTCGATAGATCGCAAGGTAAATCAAAAGGACCGCTGGCGTAGAATAGGCGATAGTAACCAACAATGTCTTTAGTGTTAGGGTTAGCGTCGTCACTCATTCTTATATAACAAACCCCTGTCTCAGGATTATAAAACCACTCGCCAGCGTTAAGAGCCGCGCTAGTTCCCTCAACCAATGAAGTTACGCCGTCCTTAATGTCTATTACGAAATAATCAGCCGCACGGGTATAAATTGCCCCGCTATCAAGCGTCCATATTAGCAACCTCTCGGCTGGTTCTATGTGGCACAGTACGACCTTCTCACTTCTAGATAAATCAGCAAATTCATCGTAACTAGTAGCCATGAACTGCCTTGTGAATTTCTTTTATCTGGTTTTCCATATTTATAATTCGCTTATTAATCGTTTCATTAACTGATATGCGAGACTCGTGGTTAAATAACGTAACCGATGCCCATGCTAGGGCCGGTAAAACTATAGTTGTTATAATAATAGCGATTGCTCCGATTTTCATATTATTACCTTTCTTTTAGCTAGCGACATATTTTCTCGCCACTCCTTTGAAAAAGGCGGTCTTTTAACACCAATCTTTTTGGCGCCGTTAATAATCGCCGCGGCCTTTATTTTCCTTGTATGATCTTCACTTTTCGGTTTACCCTTATTAGCTTTGGCGATCTTGTCTCTAGTTATTTTATTTATCCTTCTTCCTGTTTTTTCATTATACCCATAAGGGATTAGTGAGTTATTTAACAGTGTATGTAGCTCCTCTAAAAGAACGCCTTCTTTTTTACATACCCCATTATGAAGCAGAGATAGTTTAAAATTATCTCTCCCATATTTCTTAATCGCACTAGTTAGTGCAAACCCTTGGCAGCAGTGTTGTGAAAACCTCTCCTTTATGGGTCGAATAGTGGAACCTATGTATTTTTTGCCGTTTAATAAATTTTCAACCATATAGACATTCATTAATAATCCTAGCGTAATTTGGTTATTTTAACTTGGGTATAAACTTCATCACCTGATGTGAAGGTTGAAGTCTGACCCAAGCCATTAGTAGCCGCTGTTGTTTGTGCCTGATGTTGTATTTCAAAAGTTGTAGATACTGTTATAGTGATAGTACCTCCAAATACTGAATTATTCTGGGCTACCGCACCACTACTCCCATATGCAGAAGAACCATTAAAAGCCAGAGAAGAGTCTGTTATATTATATACCCTAGCCATATGGGTGTTGCATTGTAACGCAGGAGCTTGACCTTCTATTATATATTTACCTGCCGCTAGAGTGAATTGATTGGCTGATAACGAAACTATTTCACTATCTCCATAAACTGTAGTTAAATCCCTAGTTATCCAAGAACCGGAAGTAAAAGTCCCACCCTGAGTTCCCTCAGCCTTAACGTCCTTAACAAAAGCCACCTTTTGCACGGGTATAGCTGCTAGGAAGGTTGCGTCACCAGACTCTACAATGTTTAGGTAGTGCCTTCCAGATGTATTACTTAATGTCATACCTGAATTAACTCTTAGCGAAACTACTGCATCTTTTGAAAACTCACCACTTGTTCCTATATAGGAGAACTCTTTTGACCCTGTTAGATATGTACTTCTAGAATAAAGAACTGTTCTATAAAATACAGCATCTATATAAATGTCTATACCAAATGAGACGGGACCTGTATCAGATATCATTCCATGTAATTGTAGTATAGAATTGTTTTTTTGCATGGTGTATGTGTATGCACCTCCGTCCCATCCAGTACCACTACCATTAAATACAACATTTTCAGTGTTCGCTGTGATAGCCTCGCCAGCATTCCCCTCTAGTGCAATAGAATTTATATTACTCTTCGCTGGTGTTACTACGTGCTCGGAGGTGGTTGGGTATCCGACAATATGTATATAGTGAAATTGCAAATTCACAGAGTCTAAGGTTGCGTTATTAGCTAACCTTAATGAAACAACCTCGTCCTTTAAAAATTCCCTACTGCATGAAAATTCATACACTGTTCCCGTCGTAAATTTTGTATGCAGAGATTCTTCAAGGACACCATCAACATATAATTGCACTTTACTTGTTAAATTTGTCGTTATTATAACAGAACCAGATATAGAAAAAGCCCCGCTCTTTGGAACAGTAAAACTACTCCCATTCCAAGCGCCATAACTATCACTAACTTCTGCAAATGGTATATCTGTAACATTAGCAGTTAATGATTCCCCACCATTGTCTGAGCCGTGTACAATTATATAATCATCTATTATCTGTTTATAAACAAAAGGGTTAGTTGAAAACTCTACGTTGGACCATTCTAAAACCTTCGACGTTCCCGCCACTCTTTGAAAACCGTATCTAATAGACGTGCAGTCTTTAGGGATAAAAACGCTAGTTGAAAATCTTTTAGTGTCGCTAGTTGAATCAGTGGCATCCAATAGATCAAGATCAGAACTTATAACAACGTCGTTAGTCGCATCATGCATGAGAAATTTCATGTCCCCGTCAGCCGCGCCTACTGTTCCGTATGAGTAGAAAACAACAACCCCGACGTCCCGCCCATTTTGCGTATCATCTAAAGCGATCGTATCTGATAGGAAAAAGTCATTCGCCCCCGCACCACTACTTAAAAACTGTATAGCTCTATCGCCAGCTATAGGGGAAACAGTGTCATTCAATAGCGACCCGCTCATAGTCCCGGTTCCCGCATTGTCAGGGGTTGCACTATCACCAGTTACGCTAAAGAGAGCTTTCGTATTGGTTCCGTAATCATCTTGATAAAAGATCTCAAGCGAACCACCGCCCCCGCCGCCCATTTCTGATTCTGCGCCAGTGTCATCGAGCTTATACATTTTCCCGTCGACCTTGGGATAAACTTTCATATATCCACTAGCCGGGGTTGATGGGGTTGCAACTTCTTGAAGCGTTATTTCATCGTCAAAAGTTTTAGTTGTTAATGTTTGAGTGTTTGTAGTTCCAACCACCGCGCCCGTTGCGCCATGGGCCGTCGTTGCGCTTATATGCGAATCAAGAACCGAATCAGCCGCTACTTCTTGCCAGACCGCCGCGCCCGTACTTACGTCGGTAGCTCTAAAAAATGCCCCGCTAGAAGTGTTAAGCCATAAACTTAAAAGCTCATAACCCTCAGTGTTATCATTCGAAGCGACAGGGTCGGAGGTAGTCACATTATCTAAAGCGCGCTCAGTAGTTCGCCAAGTCGTTCCGTCGTAGACCTTCACAACGTCCAGAGTAGTGTCTAGAAAGACAGAGCCAGCAACCGCTGTATGTACAGCTTCGTAAGCCGCGTTATTCGCGTATGGAGAATAGAAGGAAGCCGTAGCCCCCTCTGTTGTTGGTTCCGTTGCTGATGTAAATCCGTCATCGAAGTCTACTATTTTAGTCATCTTACTACCTGTCTAGTTAGAAGTTGAAACGCTCTAGGGTTTTCTATATCACTTACGGGCGTTCCACTTATTTCATTTATTAAGTTTTCATGTTCCCTAATCCAACCTAGATGGCTCGAATCAGAGTAGGTATATCCACTTGATGATAATTCTAATTCATATTCGCCATTCTCAAACTGTGAGGGGTTATCGAATACAATAGCTTTCCATAAGTGAGCGTAATTATCTGTTGTGCTTAGGTCTGTCTTAATTTCCGCTGATGTAAAAGTCTTAGATATTAAAGCCGTCCCGCCTGACTTAATTGATAACGTAAATATCCCCGCTGGGGCGTTATGCATATAAATATAAGGTCTAATCGCCTCAATAGTTGAGCGTCCATTCTTATATAAAGTGAATGTTTGCGATAACGTGCTGTGAAGCTCGTCAATAACAAGTTTTGTCACTTTTGTTCCCTTAATGAAAAAGAAGTATTCCAATACCCTGACGATCTGTTAACTAATCTAGGTTCTGATGTGAACTTATAAAACCCGCTAAATCTATCTGAGTCGTTTGAGATAACGTTACTGGTATCGTCGAAATGAATAAACATAGGCTTTATAGTTCTTCTATTATCAAAAATCTCAAAGAATTGATCTAACTCTGTAGTGTTTAAAACCTTCATTGAGAGGCCTGTTAATTCTTTACGCTGCCCCATATCGTCGATGTACTCTTGACCATAGCGAGTGCTAGAAACCTTCTTTAAATCTCTATTAGTATATGACCAGTTATAATCTATTCCGTTTGTTGAAATATCAACACCCTTTCCGATAAATATATTAGCAAGCTCGCAGTAACCAAGTGTAGAGGTTAAAACCAAGCGCCAGTATCTATAAGACTGTTCGGCGATTGATTTAATCCCGATTCCATATGTAGAATCGAAAGTTAGGGTTGTGCTAAACGCGGGGGCTCCCCAGGAATCTGTTGCCGAAGCTTGGACGGTAATGGTTGATACACCAAAGCCGTTTTTCCAATTATCAACTATACCTAAATAGTCTACGGGCTCCGTTGAGCCCATATCAAAAACGACGCTGTCACTGTTTGAAGTTGAGCGCCAAGCTTTAGTTCTAAAGTCGTCTTGTATATTAGTCACTGGATATTGTGCGTTAGTAGTTGAGGCGGTTATTGTCGCGCCCTCTACCAAATTGTTTGCTAAGAATTTAATCATGATGCCACCTGGAAGCCGTCGCGTTGTGCATCTCTAGTAGCTCGGGCGATTTCTTTATTATCAATCTGTATAATTATAGGCTGGGAAAGCATAGCCGCCATTGTTTCAGCGCCACTGTTTTCTTGTTTTCCCGCGTCCCCGTTTCTTATGTTATCGAACAGAGTTTTCTGGTCTGTTGATGTTAAAACCATTTCACCCTTTCTCATAGGTGTCATTGTATTATCTTGCCCAGGGGTAGCGCCAACAAAACCGCCAATAACACCACCATTAGCAAAGCCAACCCCGTTAATTTTAGCAACATTAGCTAAACCCATAGCAACTGTTGACGCCGCAAGTGCGAAGGACCACGGAGGACCAGGGGGAGCTGCAATCGCTTGAGCGGCAGCACTATATGTAGACATTAACGCTTGAGCGGAGAGTAAAGCTTTTTGAGTACTAGACCCTTCTTTCGCAAGTGTAAGTCCGGCGCTCATAAAGTTCTGAGCTGTCTGTAATTTAGCTTGTCCTATTTGCTGCTCTAATAACTGGCGTCTTTTAAGTTCGGCTATAGAATTTTTAGTCTCTAGTTTCTGAAAATCTAATGATGTTTGAGCTATTAGTTTCTCTTCCGCTAACTTTCTTTCATTAGCGTCTTTAATTAGATCAACTTTTTCCTGTTCAGCAATAGCTTTAATGTTTAATTTCTGTGCCTCAATATCTTGAAGGGCAATTAAGTCCTCTTCTGTAGCAAGCCCCGCCGCTTCTTTCTCTAGAAGTTTTCTTTCCTCTAGTGCTATATCTTGTTCGGCCCTAATCATTTCGATTTCAGCCATAACAGCGCGTTCTTTTAATACTCTCGCGTCGGCTTTAGGGTCAGCAACGGCCTCTACTTTTTCTTTTTCTTTTTCTATATCTGTGTCTAAACCACCTTTCCCGGCAAATTTCCGCTGTTCATCTTGTATTAGTTTCTCAAGCGTCCTCTTTTCTTCTAGGGCCAGTATCTCAGCCCTGATAGACCGCTCACGACCCTTAAGCACTACCTTCCCATTTATGGTTGAAAGTTTTCTTAAGTCTTCATTAAGTTCCTTTATTTTACTATCTAAGTTCTGTACCTTGTCGGCAGCAGTGTCCTCTGTAAAAAAATCGGCTATGAATTTACTTGGTTTAATAATTAACAGTTCTGCTAATATTCCGGCAGTCTTAGCGATAGCCGGACCATTATCGGCAAAAGCTTTTGTTAGCTCTTGCATCACACCAGACAGTTCACCAGCAGTATCGACAACGGCTGGTGCAAACGCTTTACCTAATGCCGCTTGCATAATATCGAAGTTGTCCGACATGGTTGAAAGAGCACCGTTAACGGTTTTGGATTGTTTATCAATCGCGCCCGCAAACATACCACCCGTAGCGGACATAGAATTAAAGGCAGTTTCAAATTCTGCGAAACCTACTTTCCCTTTAGAAACCATATCTTTAACAGAAGACTCAGCAACGCCCATAGTTTTGGCGATAGCTGGACCAATTGGAATAGCTCTTTCTTGAAATTGTAAAAGCCTCTCCCCGGTTAATTTCCCGGCGGCGGCTACTTGACCGTATATAAGTGAAACTTCTTTTAAATCTGAGTTAGAACCAGCCGCAACGTCACCAATTTTCCTAATTCTATCCGTCACTGAGTCAGCAGCGAAACCAAATGAAAGTAATTGAGCCCCAGCCTCAGCGATATTATTTAACTGAAATGGGGTTGAGGCTGAAAAGTCTGTTAATTCTTGGAATAAATCGGCGGCAACTTTAGTGTCACCAGTTAATATCTGGAATTGTGTTTGCAGTTTCTCAACTTGAGCAGCGGCATCAACTGCCCCGCCTACAAAGTCTTTAACGGCACTAGTCGCAGCACCAAGAGCCTT